GCACAAGCCAGCCATAACGCTTAGCAATGCTGACCACCACATCTTTAAAGTCTGCTTCGCTCATCTTTGGGTCAAACTTCATCCGTTTTGCCTTCCAAGTAAATGCCTAAAGCAAACGCGCTAAGAAACCCTGCCAACCATGCACCAACCAACGCAATCATCGCAACGCCCCAATAATCTTTGACGCTTCATGAGATTTTAACAATTCAAGCACCGCTTCGTCGCTGTTTAATTCGCGCTGGATTAATTCAAGTAGTCGAAGATCGTCTAAACCTGCGTCTTTAGCAAGTTTTTTTATATAACCAATTTGTTTAGGTGTGGCAAACGCTCCAGTAGGTGTGTGTTCTTGTGGTTGCGGTGGTGTGGTTAAGCGCTCAACCTTTTGCATTTCGTTGCGTGACGGTCTAGGGCCACTAGAGAGCGCCTGTAACGGGCAGTTGGCGATTGCGCGACCGATCGCGCTGGTTTCACAGTTCTCGACAAACGATGTGGCATTGACGCCGCGGTCGCTTTTAATTTCTTCCGCGTAGCCCGTAGCGACTGGCACCTTGTCTTCTTTGTCTGCATATAGTTCGCAATAGAACACGCAAGCGTCACCTGTGTAGTTCATCATCATGGTGTACACGCGCCCGTTTGGGTATGCAGACCACCAGCGAACAAGCCGTTGCTCGACTGTTTCGTAGTTGCTTAAATCAAAGCCCATCAGATGCCTGCCCAGACGCTTAGACGTTGTGCATGGTCATGTGCGCCACCACGCTGTGCATATGCCAGTTCACCTGTGTTGCGAATAATGCCACGACGTGCAGCTGCGTTTAACCGTCCAGCAATGCCCTTGGTAACGGGGAACTGATCGCCCAGGTGTTGCCAAATGTCGTCAGATGTGAAGAACCCTTTTGTGCGCGCAACGTGCAAGATCGCTGCATCAACTTTGTTTTGTTCATCGCGTGTCCAACGCGCATCAGCAGACGACTGTGACGCCAACATCCCTTGAATAAATGGCGCAAGTTTTTTTGCCGGCACACGGCCGTCACATACAAAGTGTGTTTTGCCCGTGATTTCTGGGTAGGCGATTGAGCCTTTGCAAATTGTGCAGGTTTTCATTGTCGGAATCTCCTGTGTCGGTTAGGAATGTGCTTGTAGTGCTTTGATTGCTAAGTCGAGTGTAGTCACATCGTAGAGGGGCATTGGGTCTTCTAGTGATAGCGAGTTTTTCATTACTCGCAAACGCTGGATGATGCTTGCGTGAGGGTTTTTGCTAACGTTCATAATTTCGTCAATGAGACCGAACATTGCCATTGTGTGGTTAACCATTTCTGTGCGCTCCAATACTAGTTTGCGGGTTTCTTCAGTTAGTTCGCCTTGATTCCATGCGCTACCTTCGCTCATCGTGTTGCACTCCATGGCCCCCAGCCGTAACCGTGACGGTCTACGCCGTAATTGTAAATTGCTAACGCTGCCAGCAAATTAACATCAGCCTGTAACAAGTTTTCTTTGCTTGTGATAAGGCCGCGCTCAATAAGCCATGGTGTCCAGAATCCGTTTATCTGCATTAGACCGCGCGACCCGCCGTTTGGGTCTTTGCTGTTGTAGGCGTTAGGTATGCAACGTGACTCCCTGAACATGACGGATTCAAGCACGGTGCGCTCATTTTGTGGCCAGCCAAGGTTGACCGCAAGCGCGCTGAACTGCTTACAAGCCGAGCTGTACGGGTCAATAAAGATCGTGGACGATGTGCTGGACGTGGTGGTGTTTGGCTCTATCAAATACGGGGCTAGGGCGATGGTGTCAGGTTGGCTACCAGACGCGCTAGGAGCCCCCACAGCGACCGTAAACCCAAAGACCGTACAAAGCACTAGCCCTATGATTTTTTCTGCAAAATAGTTCATCTTTTCTCCAAAGGTATGGGCACACCCCACGATGAAGCGGCCGTCCGAAATGCGATTTGTCCCATGAGGAACCTGCCCGACTCTGGGCTAGAAAATATCTGCACCAAGATTTCTTGGCCGTTGTCCATCACTCCCGTATAGACGCTGTAATCAACTATCTGCGGTTCAGTCATGGCCTGTCCTTTTGTCGGTACTCCGACCCTAGAACATAGATCAAGGCTTAGGTGGGATTTCCCCGAACACCTTTAAAAATGCGGCTTTAACGAAGATCACCGAGTCGGCGGCCTGTGGTGTGATCTCAATGTGGTACCAGTCGCCCCCTGGTGCCCCGCCGATAGTTGGCTTGCTGTATTTTTTCCATGTTTGCCGATCACAACGCCATGCGCGCCCATACGGTGTAGGAAAATAGTCAAGGATGCACTCCACGCCAAGCGTGTTTGCGTTGGCAACTACAACGTCAATAAACGAGACCGCATTTAAACGACCTGCTTTTGTGTGTTTTTCTGTTTTGCGGTAAGACAGGTCAACAGCTCTGCCTGTAGCATGTACTGACAACGAACCAGTTTTGCCGCGCATGTCTCGAATACCCCACGACCCGTTATTCCAGACAGCGTTATTTGATGCGGCGATTGCTTGCTTTATCCATTCGTTCATGCCGGCACGTGGGCCTGCTGATGGGCCGTCAGTATTGCCTGTGTAGGGCCGTGCGTTGGGGTTAGCTTTGGCTGTCGCCACGACCAAATCCTGCGTCTTTTGGGTTTACCCAGCGAAGCAATGGTGGGATGATCGCAGCGATTGTGCCTTTGCCGTAGTCCCTAGGGTCTGTGGTGCCTGTCGAATAGACCGCAATGAGCGCGCCAACAACTGATCGCAGGTAACTAGCAAACATGGCTTTGTCTTTAGCAACATGACTGTCAATCTTTTCTTCTATGCGTCCAAGGATTCGATGCACTTGCCCGTGGTCTTTTTTGTTGTCGCGGCCGATCTTGCTGATGAGTGCCACCACCACAGCGAAACCACCACCGACCAAAGAAACCACAACCTCAACTTCCATGTCATGCAGGTGGTGTCGGGAAAACGATTTTCTTTGGGTCTTTGCTTTTCTTTGGCAAGTCGCGCAATGCCTGACGATATTCCAACCAAGGTTGAATGTCCCATGGCGCGTCGGCAATAATACGGAAATCTGATTTTTTTAACAATGAATCGCGGTGTAGGCGTAGTCGTTCCCATTGCCACTCAACTGGGATTTCGGCGTTTGATTGTTCGTCTATTTGTTGATTAACAATGTTTTCGTATTCAATGCCTGCTAATACTTCTTCGTTGTTTGTCATAGTTATGCCGCCTGGTAGGTAATGTTCCATGAAATTATGTCACCCGTAGCAAAAGTGAATGGCAACGTTGTAGACGTGTTCCAACTTTCTAAACGTGTTGCCAATGGTGCCGTTTCGGGGTCTTGCCAATAAAAGTACATTTCGGTTTGACTTTGTATTCTGCACAAGCCCGTTACTTGTACGCCAGCACTCAAATCAAAAAATGTGCATGTGCCATAAATTTGAGCGCTGGCCAAAGAAACTGCTGGAACCGCGGTGGGCAAAGTGGTGATGAATGTTGACGATGCAGGAACTGAACTGGTTGAACCAAAAGTCCAATAGCCTTGTGCATTGACTAATTTGCCAGGCGCGCTATAAACGGCCCGTGTGACCACACCGTTGCCGGGTGTCCACCCCGAGATCGTCGGCGTGTAAGCGGTGTACGTTGTTTGGACAGCTGCAAAACTGTCATTTAATTGGGTCGCTGTGAGGACGTTTCCAGCAACGAACGTGGTGAGTGCCATAGTGCTCCTTATCCTAAAACATTCAGGGCATCAAGTGTGCCATATGTTGCGTTATTAAGTATCAACTCAAAGACTATGACGGTTGGCGCCGTGGAATATAGGACTCGGTGGCCTGTAGAAAAGTCCAAATAATGCTCGATGCCTTCAACGGACAACTCTTGCGCCAGTTGGGTTGTGCCGGCACCGCTTGGGAATGTTTTTTCTACTGTGATGGTGTCGCCTATTTCTAGGGTTGCAAGGTTGTCTTTTTGTGGTGTGGTCAGCATAAGAAACTTGGTTTCTACGCTGGTGTATCTGGCTTCCGGTTCAGGGTTGAGTAGGTAGGCGGCTGCGTCGTCAATGGATGTTTGCTCATGTAGCAAACTGTTGGTGATGCTGTTTGTTTGTATGAAGTATTGGGCAATAGACCCTGCGTCTGATGCGGTTGCTGTGTTGCCGTTTAATCCTGTGACGACCACGCGGTTGACTACAGCGTCAGCTTCAAACGAGATGCCCACGCCGTTGTATTTGTAATTAGTTCCGTCATCATGGAAGTCGGCCACGGAGCCTGTAAGCGTGTTCCCAATTCGGTCTTGGAATGTGAGCACCCCGTCACGGGACATAAACAAGCGACCAAACTCGGCGGTGTCGTTAATTTGGGCAATGTATTGCAATACGTTTGTGCCGGCGCTGACGGTGTATGCGGCGTCATGGCCAAGGTTGACTGTGCCTGTTGAGATGTTGCGCGCTAGGGCTGGGAAGTCAACTTCTGGCAGATCAAGCACGGTTTCAATGCGTTCACCAGATGTT